TTAAATATTCATCAGATTTTAATCGTTCATTCGTTTGAGATGCATATCTTCGTTGTTCATCAGCAAGCATCTTTTGAGCCTTAATTTGCTCAGTATAAACCTTTGTCAAGCCTGCATTCTTCTCATTCAAAATCTCAAGCTTTAATCTTGCCTCTGAGTTTAGAGATATCAAGTCTTTTAGCTGATCATTGGTTGGCTTGATACCTTTATCAGCAAGCTCTTCCATTTTAGAGGTTAGATCACTAGCCGCCGCCGTTACTGCTGCTTCAATCTGTTCAGCTTCTTTAGCTGCTCCACTAAATTGATTAAATGCTTCTATTGCCAAAGCCAAAGCTCCAGCTATTGCTGAAATTGGCCCAAGCATTCCCATAAATGCAACTATTCCACTTTTGCCACCATTTTCTAAGACTTCACCCATTGCACCAAAGCCATCTACTAGACCACCAACAGACTCGCCAAGAGAGTTAAAGGCTTCACCCATAACCCCACCTTGAGCTGATACGATTGCACCAACGCCTTTAAAAGATTCTCCAACGCCTTTGACTGATTCGCCTATCTCAGACGCTGATCCTTGCACCTTCTCAAGGTTTTTCTGTGCTTGTTGGACGCCTTCAACCTCAACATCAATCACAACTCTATTTTCTGCCATTGTTGATCTCACTCATCTGTCTTTCATGAAGACGATTTTTTAATAATTGATGATGATAGTATAATAAATCTACTGCTTCAACAATAGCACAAGTTGGCGATGGATAAGATGTTTTTATGTCAAATAGTCCATTCGTATGACTAAAGAAAGCATTTACGATTGGAGTAGCTAGATTGGCAAGTGCAACAGGACATGATCTTATTTTAAGCTCGCTGAAAGCCTCATCACTATCAGGAGCAACACGATAAGCAGGCACAAATAAGCCTTGCTCATCTTCATCTAAATAAGGCAATCCCTTTTGAAACCTGCCACCACAATTCCCCCTAAGTTGTCTTAATCCTGGCTTAGATTTACATTGCTCACACCCCCATGATCTCCCTTTATTTTGAGATAGCCATATTGAGGATGTGATCGCTATTTTCCCTCATCACCTAAAAGGGAAATTCTTTGAACATGAGCTACGATCTCAGCGATTGTTTGAATACGATGATGATCAGGTTTGATCGATTGGATTGCATCCCAAGCATTGCCGTCAAAGCCTTCAATCTTGACCAATGCTTTTTTAGCCGTTTCAGCATATACACGATTGAGATAGGCTTGATACTGAGCAAAAGCATTCTTCTCTTGATCAGATAAAGAGTCTTGCCAATATGCTCGCTTTTTTTGATCATCAGGCTGTTCAACAAAAAGCATTCTTCCAAGTTCTGATCTAGTATATGCACCAGCCTTAATCTCAATCTCTTCTCTATCAGACGGAGAGAGAGGCTTGATAAAGAAGTAGGTTGGAGCTTGATCTTGCTTGACCTTGAGAGAATCAAAATCTCCTTGAAGATAAGCGGTGATTTCAGCCGGTGTCATATCTAAAGCTGGATCACAAGAAACAGCAATTTTAATCTCAATGTTTGTTGTTGTGCTGAATTTTAGCATCTTAAATTCCTAGTGCAATTCTCACAGGTGAGTTGGCTGGCTGTGTTGTACCTACATCACCACCGAATCGGCTTTGTTTGTAGGTTAATACTTGCTTCACAATCTCACCAGCTACATCATATTTATTTGGATCAACGGTCAAATAACCAGCTGGGATGAATAAAGCCATGCCTTTGCCATCGCCAACAGGTCCAGTACCTATTAACACTTGACGGATTGTTCTATCTGAAAAATCTGATGCTAAAGTTGTATTTGCTGATGATAAGGTCAAGGTGCATTCAACATCAACATTTGAAACCTCCATATCAGACATTCCGAGAATAGAGTTTGAATAGCCTTTAGGTGTTAAAGTGTTGGCAATATTAAATGTAAAGCCTTCAGCATCCAATGCAATTCTTGAAAGCTCTTCGCCTGTTGTGCCTACTACATTGGTTCGTGAGTAGGTGACGGCATCAGAAACAACAGCATAAGCATTTCTAAAATGCTGAGTAGCACCACTTAAAACAACTGGCTCAACTGGACCTGTTGCATTGCTATGATCGTCTTGAATTAGAGCGGCTTGGAAGGTAAATTCACCCATCACACGACCACCATTTACAGAGATATTTAAGCTTGCAAGCTTGCAACCATAGGCATATGTACGGAAACCAACGCCGTCAACTCTAAAGCATAAAGATGAAACCACTTGACCGCTTGAAGTACCATAAGGCACATACCATGTCTGCATTGGATAAATAGCTGTTGGATTTGCACTAAATGCAGGAGAAACCCCAATCTTACCAGCACCACCACGATTATTTGCTGTTACTGATGAATACTCGCAACGACCATTGATGAGAGAAGAAACAACACCACCGATCTTATAGTTTGTATTGGTAGTTGTTGGAGTAAATACATTCTCATCATCAGCTGTTACTGTATCGCTAGAAGTAAAGCCAGCGAGATTTGTAAGAAAGCCAGCATTCAAAAGCTTGCCTAAGCCTGTTGATGCATAGGTATTTGCACCAGTTCCGACGGTGGTAAAATCGATAGTGACTTGTACTTGACCAGTTCGTCTTTGTACTCGACTTGATCCACTCCAAACAGTATCAGGTTCAGGAGGCAAGCCATGAGGTCCGTCTCTTGTTTCAAGTCGTTCATTTGCAACAACATCACCATAAATCACAACTGGATCTCTTTCACATGGTAAAGAAATGAAAGACAAGCCACTGAAATCAGGCAAGCCAGTTGATGATGATAAACTTCCAAAAGTTGCTTCAGTTGCTACCGATAGCGATCTGTGTGTGACTGTCATGTCAATCCTCCAAATAAAGAAGAGTAAAAGGTAAAATTAAAAGATAGCCTACTTGAGAAGGATCATTTTGAATTTCTTGAGTAGTGGCTTGATTAGGTATTAAAGAAACGATACCAGTTGATGAAAAATCATAATCAGGTTGTTTCAAGGTGTCGATCAGCTTGCTTGAATCTTCAGCTATCATCCGTTCAAGTAAGCCTCGATCTCCTCCGATATCATATCTTATTCTCAAAGATAGCTCAATTCTCTTTCTTCCACTGATGCCAGCTTGACCGTCATCTTGAGCAAGAGCATTGAAAGCGATATCAAACAAGCGATTTTGATTTGATCTGCTCTCAAGTGATAGCGTGTTGCCTTGAGCGTCTTTGATGCATACAAAATGATGATAAGCATCAGTCTTTGGAGTGATAGCCTCAATTCGATCTATGAGATGATCTAGTGCTTCATATATGCCCATGTTATTCTCCAAGTAAATTTGATTTAACTATTTGCACGAGTTGATCAACCTCTTTGGGAGCAAGACCAATAAAGCCACGATCTTGATTAACTGCATAACCATAATCTTGCACAGGTGGCAAAAGACCAATAGTGAATTTTGTGTTGGTTGCATCAAGTACTACAAAGTTTTGCATCATCATCCCTGATAGAGTTAAATCAACTGAGGCCGTCTGACCTTCAATCGCATTTGATCGCTTGCGAGATTTATCTTTATATTCAGCATAACCACCAGCAAAAAACATGGAATTAGGTTTTTTAACTCCGCCTTTAGGCTTTAATCTTTTGTAGGTTGTTGATTTATATCCGATATAAATAGGCTTTGTTGAGTATGCTCTAAACTTGTTTAAATTATAATCCAATCCCTTGTAAATTCTGATTTTGATGATTGCTAAGATATCTTGTGCAATTCCTATCATCATAGGCTTAGTCAGATTTAAGGCTGGCAAGTTTAGGCTTAATGTTGCTTTCATTTACCATCTCATATTTCTTGAAGGGATAAACTGAGCTTCATATTCCCCAACAACTCTGCCAGCAAAATTCCCACGAATATCAGAGCTTGCACTTACTCGCTGATTGTTTTCAGTAGTTTGAATGATGCCATCTGTATTCAAATCAAGGCTGATTGTTTTCATAGAAAGATCAGCAAGTTCAATTCCCCTTGCTCTCATTTTTTCACTTAAATCGATATTGCCATTAAGCTCATGCACACGAGCAATCGCAAGATAGGAATGAGCCTGCAATAAATCATGTGAATTGTGTATATCATCTTCATCAACATCTCTCGGTACGATTAAATCTCTTACATATAAAGCCAGCTCATCAAGTGCTGATGATATTTGCTCTTCAAAGCCGTTTGCCCGTCTAGGTGCTAGATCAGCAATATGAGGAAATATTGAGCATAGCTTATTATGATCTAAGCCAGTATCAAAAGGACGAGGCACAATCTTTAAAGATCCTTTTTCAACTCTATTGATCGTTTGTGTGCCTTCGCTTTGTACATATTCAACGGCATAAGCGATTGTTTGCTTAGATGCTGTGACATTGGAAGATGAGCAAGTATAAAGCCAACTAGCAAATTGAATTGTTGAGTTAGATGTAAAGGCGATGTCTCTCGGTAGTGGATCAGCTAAAATCAGTTGTGTTCCAGTGATGCGAACGATCTTAATTGAAAAGAATGTATCTGCATCAGTAAGCAAAAAAGCATCTGATTGAAATTGCTTTAAGGCTGATGCTGATGCTGACAAAGTCATCACTCGTCTATCTCTATCTAAATCAGTAGCTACTAAATCAGATCGACCTTGAGACATAGCATCGCCAACTGATCCACCTTCAAGATAGAATGCAATTGATGGAGTTCCACTGATTGGATGTGGAGCTTGCCAAATGAAATTATAGTTTTTGCCTTGTTGTGCTTTTCTCATGTTGTTATGTCCTTTATCTCACTATCTGAAACCACCGTTAAATTGTTGACCTTTAGAAATCCCTTGCTCACTGGAGCCCATGAATGCCGGCAATTATAGCCACCGCCTGAAGTCAATGGAGGACCACTTGAAGGTTGCCCATTGTCAAGCTTGATGATCTGCTTTTTAGATAGCACTTTCCCAACCAACTTGCGACAAAATGGACGAGTGATCCCATCTTTAGGCCCAACATAAATGAAGTTCTCTAAGCCAGCTTCATCAGCATTTAAAGCATTGATAGATCTCCCAAATTCAGCGATCTTCGTTCTTGCTTGAGTAGTGCCAACGCCAACAGATTTATCAAAAGCAACTCTCATCTGATCAAGTACAGGCTTTGAGCTCCCCACAATGATTGCAGTTGTTGCCATGTTGCGAATTGCACTACTTAGAGACGGCAAGATTTGAGCATCAAAGACTTGTGATGAAGTTTGCTGAGCTATTGCTTGAATGAGATTTGGAGGTGCTGATTTAAATTGAGGATCAATTTCAATTGTTGCCTTATTGATCATCTCCACTATATCCACTTGAGACCGCTCAAAATATGTCAAAGCGTCTCCCATGCCACTAGTGATTAAAAAAGATTTAAGCTCATCCGGTGACATGCTAATCAGCATTTGGCCTTGACCTTGCTGCACCATTTCAGCGATTGCACGATATAATCGATTTGTCGCTTTCTTCATTTCTTCCTCAAATGTTTTGGCTGAATTGACCTCTTTGACAAGGACATCCAACCGCATTTTGAGCAAAAGCTTCATTTGTGGATTGCGTTCATCAATCCATTGTTTTCTGATATCCTCTATTGCCTGTTGATCTGCATCACTAGCTTCTGCTAGGTGCACCATATTATTGATAGAATTAAGGCAATAAGGACAATTAAACATACGAACATTAAGCTAAACAATCAGTCAAGAGGAAACCATAATTTTGAGCAATGATCTTGTCTTGATGTGTATGTTCCATCCAAACAGTTCTCTTTGTCATAGCGAGATCATCATAAGCACCTGAAGAGTAGCCTTCATATACAAAATTGAGAGCGGCTACTGGCATAACCTTGACGCCGTTCTTATTTGCAATTGCATCAGAGCCTTTCATGATACCCATGAAAACACTGTCATCAGTCCATACTTGAGCTTCAGAAGAAGTTAAGCCAGCATTTGCTGTTTCTTTACGAGCTTGACCAACATGTACATTTGGGATCCCTAGAACTTCTTTGAGAACGGAAATCACCATATCATCTTTCATCAAGCGATTGCCTGCTGCTGTACCTGATGGAGTGCTGCCAGCGGTGAAAAAGCCTCTAACTTCAGCATTGCGAGATAATGCTCTTAAAGCACCATAACCAAGTACTAAAGTATCAGGCAAGATACCATGAGAATTTGCTCGAATAACATCGATCAAAGCATGAAGATCAGTTAAAGGTTCAGCACCAGCTTGATTCCATTGTGTACCATTTGAGCCACTAGCCAAAGATGCGAGAGCAGAGGTATAAGAGCCCCAATTGCCAGCACTAAACAAGAGATTTGCCAAACGAGTTTCACGATTTAAGAGCATTGATCTTTGCACTTTGCGGAATGATCTTTGTTCTTCATTGCCTGGATATTGTGAATACTTGATATCTTCAAGAGCAATTTCATCGCTTAAAGAATAAATCTTTGCTGAGAAGGTTGTGCTTGAACGGTCAAAGTTGCCAATGCGTTGACGATCTGCACCAGGTGCACGCTGAGCATCAACATCAGGAGAGCCCATAAAGTTGCGTGTTTCT